TGGCTCTACTCCAGTCTTCTATTATTGAAGATATACTCACTCGCCAAGAACGTGCTGTAATTCGCGGTATATACCGTGCGTCACAACTCGCAGAGGCTGCGGTGACTCTTCGCAAGACTTACGATACCTATAAAGGATCCACTGTTGAACTGCCTGCTGGCAGTTCCAGGGTGCCCAATATAGACAACGTTAAGCTGCTTGAGAGTTATCTCTCCAGTGCGATAAATGTCGCTTTGGCATCTATCAAGATACCAGCAAGACCTAGCGCAACGAGTCTCTCTTCTAATAAAGATACGACTAGCGTATGACCTTTGATTGTTTCACCCCCATACTAAGGGTAGTCGGGAGGTCCACTAACCTGAGGTAGTATCGACTACTACCTGATCGACCAGGAATCCTAATGGCGTATGCCAGAAAGGACCACTGATATGAACTCTGAAAGGAGTTCACGATCGGGTCTGTCGTTACGACTCTCTGTTATTGGTGTTCCGACTTACACGATAAATCCATTCGTGGATCTACTATGTAAGTGGACCGTTTGTAGTGGTGAAGAGTGGGCAGTTAAGAGGTGTAAATCTCTTAAACTGACACTCATTCAGCTACGCTCGAAATCTCCTGTAACGACTCCTTTAGCAAGGAATCGGAGAGGTGAGATCAAGGGTGTGGTTGGTAGTCTCCTGAGATGGGGCCTGAAGTCCGATAAGAACTTTTATAAGGTTCTTAACGCCTTTATGGCTTACACTCATTGGACATCTGTACAACTTACAGGTGCCCAAAGGAAGAAATTCCTAGCGGCTATCAATACAACTCCGGTATTACTATCGGAGTCCTTTATCCGTCGGTTTCGACAGACGGTAAAGGCAACGGTCCGTGGAAGAACCATTCGTGGAAAGCCTCGTTCTCTGGTATTTTGGCGTGGATCTCCTACAAAGAGATCACCAACATTATACCAAAGATCCGTGCGGCAATCGGAAAAGTTACTCAGTGAGGTTTTCCTCGCTGATAACCAACCAACATGGAACCATATACGATCCTTATGGCATGATATTTATTGTCATGTCTTTAAGGGAATCAATATTCACGGGTTTTCTGACTCCGTGCATACTGATGATATCACATATAGCTCCATGGCTGCAGGTGAGGTTCATTTCCTTCAGGAACCTGGTTACAAGCTGAGAAGCATTGCTTCTCCGTATAGATTATTCCAAGTGGCTTCAGAACCACTGAAGAATGATCTAGGACAACTTGTCCGGACTCTTGACTGGGACTGTACCCACGATCAAGGTAAGGCGACCGAGTTCATTAGGAAAAGATTGAAGCATCATGAATTGGTCTACTCTGTAGATCTTTCATCTGCTACGGATCTTTTTCCTTTTGAGCTTCAGATGATGGTTTTGGAAACCATTTATGGCAAAGATAATTCTTATGTCAGATTGTTTCGAGATGTTTCTCGATCAACTTGGCACTCTGAATTAGGTGAGATTGTTTGGAAGAAAGGACAGCCATTAGGCTTTAATCCTTCCTTCTTTACTTTCACACTAACCCATGGTCTTGTGCTCTTATCCCTTTTGGGAAGAGAGTATAACCATGAATTCTTTGTTTTAGGAGATGATGTTATAATCTTGGATAGTTTACTATTCGAGAAGTATAAGTCATTCCTTTCTGAAGCGGGTTGCCCCTATTCTCCTGATAAGACCTTAATTTCTAGTGAACTAGCTGAGTTCGCTGGAAAGGTTATTACATCTGATTCTACTTATCCACAATTGAAGTGGAGGAGTGTGTCTGATGATAATTTCCTTGATCTTGCCAGACTAATAGGTCCGAGGATCAGGCTCCTTCTTTCTAAGAAGCAGAATGCTATCTTGGATGTGTTTGCACATATCCCTGATTTCATTCATCCATATGGCCTTAATTGGTCTTATCCAGGTTCCAACCTGGAAAAGATGATTAAGTCCGGTCTGGAGTTATGCTTCGAAGAACGAGTGTTGGACTCCCTAACGGGTCTAAGTGGTCATGTTCACAATCAGCTTTATGCTGATTATGGGCATTCCACAAACGACCTAACTAATTATGTTGATAAAACATATATTAGTGAGGAAGTTACAACCTTCGACGAGAAGGTTAAGTCTGTATTCCTTAGCTCTGGGTTTGCTCGTAAACATTACGAGTATTTCCTAGAGAACCTTAAGGATATACCGTCGGCTCTCTTGGATGGATCCATACATCCTGAGTTGCCTCCTGCTGAGGTGCAACCCACAAGGGTTACACTTAGGCAGCGGTTGTCTCGGTTCATTCATATGAACCAACAACAAGAGTCATAACAACGACC